TTTTGTTGTTATAGTTTCAGATGCCATGTTTTGCTCTTTCCTCGTCGAGGCGTTGATTTTCTTCTTCTATATGTTCTATTAATAAAGCTGTATAAATTTCTCTTTCGTAACACATCATGTTTTCTAACTCAGTCAAACTCCACTTATGATTTTGCATTATAGCAAAAATAGTCTTATAATAATTACTTAAAGTATTGTGACTGAGCGCTAACCGAAAAAAGATTGTAGCCCCTCCAGGACTACGCTTTCACTTTTCCCACACTGTTCACAATTAAACTTTACTTTGTGCCGGAGCTTGGGCATTGTATTAAAATAGCCAACAATTTTACCAAACTGTTTTTGGTCTAAACTGTATATAAAATCTTCTAGTTCCTTCTCAGTACTATTTTTTATATCATGATATTCATCTTTATCATATATTCCAGCAATGCAAGCCTTAGTAATTTGAAAGATAGAATCCATTTGAGATTCACCTTCCGGTCTTGTCATTCTGTCAATATCAGGATATCTTAATTGTACTGAAACAGTATCATTAAGTTTAATCAAATCTTTATGATCTTCATTGACAGCTAATTTTATATCATTACAATTAATTTCAACAGATGTGACACCTTTACAATCAGGTTCTTCTCCTGGGTGTCTCATTCCTATTGTAATTACTTCACCCACTGAACGGGCTCTGAGATTTAAAAAGAGCATTTCAACATCAAATGATGGTAATTCTGATGTATCAAGATCTTCTTCAAGGCAACAGTTTTTAATAATTTGTTTCGTTGCTGAAACAATATCTGCGGTGTCACCACCTTCAAGAGCCGTTAATAGGATTTTTTCTTCTTTAACAAGAAAAGGCCTATATTTTATTGGTTTATCTACACTATGCAATTTAATTGTATAGGTAGGTGTTTCTACTACTGGTAAAGCCATAATATCTCCAAATCAAAAATTTATATTTACAAAAGTCATTATTGAAATCCTGCATCTTCACTCAATGCTGTTTCAGTGGTGCGGTTCGCGCCTGCTCCCAAACTTTGCCATTTTCTACAAACAAAATTCACATTAAATTGCCCGAGTTGATTCAGTTGGTCCCATGCTAGATTAATCTGATCAACATTTGTAGGGAATACATCCATATAATGAGTCCCGTGCTTGACTTTTGCATTGGAAATGGACTCATTACTTTGATCAAATGCTAATACCTTAATATCACCTTTATAGTCATTATAATATTTCATATTAGCAGACTCAGGACTAACACATAAATCCATCCATCGGATGAAAAAATTTCTTGCCTCCCATGCATTAGTAATCATAAATTGTAATGAAAATTCAGCATAAGTATTTTCTCTAGCCATTTTACGAACTGGGCCATAATGTTTCAAATCAGATGTTGCTATTGTTCTTGATCCCAAAGGAGCTTGATTACAGAAAAATTCGAGGCCGGCTGGTTTTGAGGTCACCGTTGGTGCAGAGACCTGTGCGATAAATCTGTTCATCGGGGCTAAGCCACCGGCAGTGTCTAACTGAGCAATAAAATCGTTTGTATTCATATGGCCTTTATAATTTTTCTACTATCGTTCCAAACTTCAGATTTACTAGCTTTTCTAAAATCTTCTACAGGTAAATGAATTGCTGTATTCCATTCATCAGCAGCAATATGTATAAATGTTCCCGATGAATATGCTATATCATATTTATGTATGGTCGGTTTGACTTCTTTATATCTAACAAAAGGGCTTATATCATTGTAAGTGATATCTATATACGTTCTAGAAGTATCTTCATTAAGATTTATTCTTCCGATTAATTTTTTCATTAACGCTTCTCTTAGCTGTGGAGGAAGATAATGAAAATTCATTCCTATAAGCCCTTTTTGCCATGATCCTATTGGAATAACTAACGGAAATCTATCATAGTAATTTAATTTTGTTTTATGTTTGGGGTCGTAATTAAAGAAGTACATATGCCCGAATTGCATTGAGTCTTCTCGGGTTCCTTCTGATATAATTTTATATGGGTTTTTAGACATACGAGATCTGCCGGTTATCAGTTGGTCTCGGAGAAAATCGAATTTCGCCTGCAACCATGAAATAGCGTTATCTTGTAGTTTAGAATAATTTTTTAGTGCCATGTATTATTTAGAAAACAATTGATCCTCAGTTAATATAATAAACTTCCATTTTTTCTTTTTACAAACTGCAGATGCAGCTTTCCATTTTGCCTCATTAACCCCATATCTTTTTATTTCCAATAAAAATCTTCCACTCTTTCGTTTTCTGCCTGTACTTTTGGGTGGAACAGTTTGTTTTTTAGGTTTTATTTCAATTAATGATGTTTCAATAGACCCATCATGTTTTTTAGTTTTAACCCAGAAATCAGGATAATATCTATGTATTCTTTTATCAAGCGGAGATCTATACGGAATAATCACTTCTTCGCTTGCCCATTTAATAATACTTGGGTTTTCATCACAGTACACCATAAAACGCCTTTCCCACAAACTTCGATAAATTATCTTAGTAGGATCGCCTTTATATTTACTACGATATTTAGGTTTATATTTTCCTTTATAAGCCATTGTTTAATTCAATATAAATAATTTATAATATAAATGTGCTGTGAAACTATTTATAACAAAAATGGAGGAATTAAATGGGAGATTTGTTTCAATATCCCGCGGAATTACAAAAGAATGATGAAGGACATTGGGTTATGTTTGATTCTTATCCTACACAGTTTGGTGGTGGAGTTTCCGGTCAGGAGTGGTCAGTAGCTTTACCTATGAGTGCCCAAGCGATGATTACCACATCGGAAGCAATATATGCAGAACAAGAAGGATTGGGTACTGTTTTAACGGAAGCTTCAGCCGAAGCCGCAAAAGCCTTAACTCCATATTTTACTTCAGGAAAAGAGATTGATGTATCACAAGCCTTATCTGCTATTGCTGATGGGGTAACCGCATCCAAAGGTTCAAGTATTGTAGAAGCTACTGTTGGTAACCTAATTAGAAAAGATGATTTCTTAAAACGAGCGATAGGCGGCGCAAATGTTGCTGTTAATCCTAAAATGTCTTTATTATATCAAGGCCCGGGTAAATTTAGAAAATTTACTTTTGAATTTCCAATGATAGCGAAATCAAGTGCGGAATCTGAAATGATTCGCAACATTATAGCAGCTTTTAGAAGATCAACATTGCCTGGTTACCAAGATAAGCATTTAGGAGAGGGTGGGGCAAGCATGGCAGGAGGGACCGGATATCGCAAAAGAGGCGCAGGTTCAAACTTTTTTTCTTTCCCAAGTGTATTTAATATTAAATTTGGACATAATGGATTAAATAAGTCTGGAACTAGTTACACAGGCGACAGCGGTCAGAAGACAGTCCCTTTTAGAATAGCAAGAAGTGTATGTAATGCATGCGTAGTTAATTATGCTGCAGCCGGAGTACCATTTTTCTTTGAAGATGGAGCACCTTTTGAAATTAAAATGACTCTTACATTTACTGAAACAGTTATTATAACAAAAGAAAACATCGATGAAGGATTTTAATGTCATATTTTTCTTACCTACCAAAAGTTGAATATAATATAACAAAAAGTAAATATCTGGATACAACCACTGCCGTTAATATATTTATTAGAAATTTAATAAAGCAAAGTGTTATAGATAAAGGTATACAATTTGAATTACATACTATTGGCGATTCAGAAAGACCAGATATAACATCGTATTTAATTTATGGTAATGTTAAATATGATTGGGTTATATTTTTAGCAAATAAAATGTATAATCCTTATTTTGATTGGCCTTTGAGTTCGCAAGATTTTAGAAAATTCCTTCAGAGTAAATATGGATCTGCGGAACGCGCAAGAAAAGTAATTCATGAATATCATCAAATTATTCAACCGAAAACAGATAAAGAAAAAGAGATAAAGGTTGTGGTTGATTATGAAACATGGAATGGTTTGTCGGATACGGTTCGATCACGAATAACAAAATATGATTTCGAATTCCGGAGAAATGAATCTAATAGAACTATTAAAATAATTGACCTTCAATATATTGAAAGTATTTTTAAAGAAGCACAAACTAAACGATACGGATAATTTAAGATATGCCAGATCATCATCCAGAAGCAAATTTGCCTGCATGGGATGTTAGAGATAGAACACCCTCAGTGTCCCCAGTGGATCCCGACGGAGCAGTAGAACCGGTATCACGGGCGGCCGGCGATTATGTTGTTGAGAAATTAGATCTTATGTCTCCTAATATGGCACCGGACTTAACGAGTGAAGTTCCAGCAAAAGTCAATATAATACCAATGTACGATACTATATCTCTTTATGAAGATATTTCTAAACCTTATTTGTTAATGGATGTTGCTATGGTTGACTCAATCGGCCTGAGAGAAATAGTTCCTATTATTGGCGAAGAATTTATTCATATTATAGCATCAACACAAGGTATCATAGCTGGCGAAGGTGATAGAACGTCGTCAAAGGATTATAAGAAATGGGATTCTGTTCTTGATAAAATTTTTAGAGTAACATCAATATCAGCCGTAGTGTCAACTTCTGAAAGAGTAAAAAAATATGTTTTACATTGTTGTTCTGTAGAGGCAATTATTAATGAAAAAACACGAATAAGTAGAGGATATGTAAATGTTACCATTGATGAAATTATTAGAGACATCTATAAAAATGAAATTATTTGGCCATTACAATCAGATTATAATAGCTATTGCGGAAACTTGGCAGTTAAACCATTAATAATTGAACCAACTACTGATATACAGAATATTTCGTTTCCTTTTAAAAAACCGTTTGATGTTTTTGCTGACTTAGCTGAAAAAGCATTGTCAAAAGATGAACCTGAAACCGAAGAAGCAGGTGCCGATGGGGCTGCAGAAGAAAAACAAACTGGCGGGGCTTTATATATGTTTTATGAAACGTTTTCCGCGTTTAGATTTGAAAGTTTAGAATCTATAATGAACCGGCAAGTGGGCAAAAGAAATCTTTATGCAACACCAGAACCAATATTGCATCCAGATAAAACAGGTGATATAGCAAATAGAGTAATAGAATGGGAAATTGACGGGCTTTTTGATATTGTTGATAATTTACGTGAAGGAATGTACGCATCAAAATTGATAACACATGACATGACTCGAATGCGATATGATATTACAGGATATCGTTATATTGATAAAGAACCGGGAGTTGAAACAGCAGCTCCGGATGGCACAACCACCACATCCAACCCGCACCCGCCGGCCGAGGCATCTAAAAAGAAAGTGCCGGATATGACTTTGTCATTATCATCGGGGGCATCGGCCGGGAAATTATGTTCGGATAAAAATGATCTTTTAAATGATAATGATAATGGAGAAGGCTCCAGGGTAAAATTTATGGCAACAGATCTTAATCATGGTTATTTTTATGAAAAAAATAGAAAAACTGCTGGGGGCGGCAGTGAACCCGGTGTAAAAGAAAGTAATCTTGAAAGAAGAAAACAATTAAGAGATTCACAATTACAACAGTTAGATAATATTAAACTAACTCTTAAATTGAATGGAGATTCTTCATTAAGGGTTGGTGAAGTTATTAAATTTTTTGCACCTTCTCTTACTGTTAATAACATAGGAGACGGAAGCATGAACGCCTCACAATATGATGCGTTCATAAGTGGTAGATATTTAGTAACAAAAATTAAACACAATTTTAACATTGAAAATTATACAATGGATGTTCAAATTAGAAAAGATTCATGGGATAATGATTTGCCGGCATTTGATCAATCATTAAACCATAATAGAGGTCAAAGTGGTACTAGTAAAGACGAAAAGTTAGACGCGATGCTTGGAGTACAGAAAACTTATCCAGGTGATAAGAGTGAAGCCGACTTTTCTTCGGCTCAAATCAGCGCGCTTGAGGGAGGAACTACATAATGGAAACAAATTTTATGGGCCGTGAAGGCTTTATTTGGGCAGTTGGTGTTGTTGAAGATAGATATGATCCTCTATATTTGGGAAGGTGTCGAGTAAGATATTTAGGTTGGCACACAAGAGATAAACAACAATTACCAACATCAACGTTGCCTTGGTCTTTTCCTTTAATGCCAATTACTTCCGCTTCTCAAACCCAAGTTGGGACAAGTCCAACTGGCCCAGTTGAGGGAACTTGGATTTTAGGATTTTTCAAAGATGGGGAAGATGCATCAGACCCTATTATGTTAGGTACATTACCAGGAAGACCTGATAAAGCGGGTGATCCACGGGATGGGTTTAATGATCCGCGCACATGGAACCCCAAACCATTTCAGATCCATAAAGAAACCGGTGAAATTATTGAATCGGAAGCTGAATTTACAGATATTCCTCAATTTCCTTTAAAAGTTGAATTGGATATGAATAATGGCGTTAAGATCACTGAACGCACAGATGATCCGGCAAAGCACGAAGATAAAGAGCTTTGGGATTTTGCTTATAATTTTCCTAATATAAGATTTTTAAATGAACCTACTACACCTAGATTGGCAAGAGGTTTTGCGGATGCATCAGCTAAACTTACGAATAGAATACTGCCAGGCACAGAACCAGGTTCACTTCAGATAACTGGGAATGCTGATTCTCCCCTTCAACTTAAAAAAGATGTTCGAATGCCAACATTGGGGAAGTTTTCTAAGCCAAGTCAGCCGCCGCCCCTTGGTCGCGACCCATATTTTAGAGAACCGGAATCACCCTATGATGCAACATATCCTTATAATCATGTTCATCAATCCGAGAGCGGACACGTTATAGAAATAGATGATACACCAACTTCTGAAAGATTGCATTGGATGCATAGATCTGGTTCCTACAAAGAAATGGGGCCAACAGGTGATGTTGTTGATAAATCAAATAGAGACATGTGGTCTTGTGTTATGAGGGATAGGTATGATCAAATAGGTGGTAATAAATATGAATCTATAGATTATGGATATGAATTAGCTGTTGCCGCAAAAGGTGGCTCAGAAGATTTATGGTTAAGAGTATGCGGAAGAGGAGATGTACATTTAGAAGCTGAAGATGGTAATCTTGAAATATACACTCATAATGGTGTAACATTTATTAATGCTAAACGAATTGAGTTTAATGCTAAAGAATCTATTAAACTCAATGCACCGAAGGTTGTACAAGGACAAAAACCAAATGACAATCCTAGTTTAAATCCTTCTGATCCTGGAGCTAAGTCAGGGCAAGCAACAAAGGTTGCTGGAGATAGGGAAGAAGAGGTATCCGGCACACAAACATTAAATGCTGGTACATTGGCCTTGAATGCAATGGGCGGCATGTCTATGTCGGCTCAAGGTTATACTCAAAGTATTTCTCATAGTGCAGAAGAAGTGATTACAGGACTAGCTGTAATAAACCAAGGGAAAATTAAAGGTAAAACAGTTTCAGTTCAAAATGGAATTATTGACATAAGAAGTGCAGATGTAAAAAAATCTGCTGGAATTATATTACAATTAAATGAATTACCGGCGCCTAGTATAGATTATGCAAAGAAAACAGCAGGTGGTTATTTGTCAATGGTGCCGGCTGATGATTCTATCAGTGCTGATATAGAAATGGCTTCACTATTTGGATCTCTTACGATAAAAAATGCAACAGGTGAAATTTCATTAGCAAATAGTGATAAAGATGGCTCTAGTATTCTTCTTTCAGCTATGGGAGCAGGTGGCACAGCAACATTGGAAACTGTAGGGGCTACAATAGCAATAGATGCTAAGGGATTAATTTCCATAAAGAATGATGTAACTTCTTTAAGAAATATTATAGCTACACTTTATAAAGTAATGGCAGATCATACACATACTCATATCGATACAATTATGGGCCAACCGAATCCGGCGGCAAAAACAATGCCAAATGTAGGTGAAGATTGGTATACATCTATTATTGAAGATCAAGCGAATTTAAATTTATTAATGGCAGACTAGTATGAAAGAAAAAGAAGAAGAATGGCAACAACCGGGCAAGTTTACTCCACATCCCAAGTTGTTTGAATTAATGAACAAAACATTAAAATTAATAGAACTAGAAAATAAATTAATGACACAAGTAAAAGAAACATTGGTAGATCATCAAAAGGGGAAAGATGGCGGAAGAACAAGCTGATCTTTGGGCTTCTCAAACCCTAGGTGATATATCACACTTAAAAGGGTTCTTTGAAGCGGCGCAAAAAGGTTTAGAACTTCATAAAGAGAATGCAGCTTTTATTAAAACTGTTTACGAACTTAATAAAGCATTGTTGCTCGCTACTATAGATCCGCTTTTTGCTGCAATTGATGCAATTCTAGATGAAATTTTAAAATTATTAGATGATTTACGAGGATTAGGTTTTTATTATCTACCTGTTCACGCTGAATCAGTTGATGCTAAAAGTTCTTTACAAAAGCATCCTGTTACAGGAGGATTGTTTATAGGTGGCAAATATTATGCAAAGGCAACAAGATCGACGGCTCCTCCTTATGAACTAATAAAAGCAAGTAATTTCGGAATTGATATATTAGAAAAAGATAGGGAAACCGGTGAACAATTATATGTTGAAGATTCTACGTTCGCCAAATTTGATGGTGATATTGATTTAACCACAGAAAATGCATTTATATACATTAATCAGGCATTAGGATTAATAACTCTTACACCTGGTGGGATATTACAAACTATTGATAAATCTTTTGATGATATAAATGATACACCTAAAATTGTTGGACGCCAAGATATTTCTGCAGACACTGTAATGTCTGAAGATTATTACATGTCCGGTAGACCGGTATTTTCAGATTCTGCAACTGTGGGGGGAATTATTATTATAGCCGGAGCCCCGGACTTTGACAAGTTTATGAATATTTTAGAAAGTTTTAATAAACTTATTAATTTAGAATCTTTTGGAAAATTAATAAAAAATGTAAAAGCAATATGGACTGATGATGCCAAAAAGAAACATACTATAAAAGTATCTTGGGTAAGTAATAAAAATATTGAACAAGGGGGCGGAGTCATCGGCTCGGGCGGAAGAGTAGGATATACTGAGGCCAAAGATACAGTGGGTCAGTTTAATATCATGGATAAGAAAAAAACTCCAACGATTATGATGAATAATAGATCGGCTGTAAAGGCGAGGGTTACTAAAGTTATATCTACTGAAAGTATGATAATAGAGGAGTTAGTAACTCCTGCGCATTTGATAGATTCGCATAATACCGAATTGACATCTAATTTGATTAAAAAAAGACATACTAAAATTAAAGAAAATAAAAATTTAGTACCCTATCAACAACAAGAATTAGAAGTTGAATATATTACTTCAGGAGATGAATTTAAAAAAGGTGATATTATTTTTGAGGCTATACCAACTACAAAGAAAGATATTGTTGAATTAGACCAATACGGTGAGCCGATATTCGGTGGAAACTCAGATGTGGATCCGTCTGTTTCAGGTAGTAAAGCGGGAACTGAATATGCCCAGATTGATTCTGGAATTGTTGTTGTTGGAAAAGTAGTTGAAGAATTTTATGCCGGTGGACAGCCTGAAAAACCAGATTGGAGAGGAAAGAGATTAGAAGAATTAATTCCTCCATTCGGCACTCTTTTAGATGCAACTGAAGGTCATGTTAGAGGTATGAAAGGAACGGTTCAAAGTGCTAAGAAGTCAATTGAACCAATGATAAAATATTTAGATTCAAAAATGGCAGAACTTCAAGCATTTTCTGCTGAAGTTACATCAATTCTAGAATTATTTGCAGTAGGTATTCCAGCTGCCGGAATATACACTTTATATTTGGCCCCTAAATTAGGTGGTACAGCTGAATTTAGAACTAGAATGTTATCAGCTGGAGGCCCTCGTAAACCCCCAGAAGTATTAAAGTTCTGTGCGGGCGTTTGTTTCTTAGGTGGAGGCCCAACAGGAGGTCCATTAATTAAATCTGTTGAAACTTTAGCATTATTATTAGGGATGAGAAAACAAACAGCAGCTGAAGAAGAACAGTCCGCGAAGATGGATACATTAGCAACACCTATTTTTAAAGATGAAATAACATATAATGCAGGTGATTTATTATATTTTAAAGGTGTCAATTATGAATGTTTATTAAATGGTACATCAGGTGAATTACCATTAATAAAAGATAGTGACGGTAAAGATATTCTTAATTATATCTATTGGAAATCAACTGGGGCCGTTGGAGAAGAAGATGCTGAAGTTGAGATTGGTGATCCTAGAACACCGGAAGAATTAAGGGTAGCAAAATTAAAGTTTTTAAAAGAAACAAAAAAAGCTTTAGGTGATATTTTAAAAAAGTTAAACGGTACTGGTGGTGGTGCCGCTAGTTTAAGAAAAAAAATAATGGATGTGCCTCTTTATGGGATAATGGATCCAACTAAAAGCCCTCCCTTGTTTATTTCTTCTGGGGCAAATTTCGCCGTATTTGAAGAACTTTTAGGCTTGAGGTGGAATGATTTAAATGAATTGGATTTATTGGTACAAAGAATTAGTGAAATGTTAGTAACAGTAGAAATTAATACGATTCTAGAAACACCAGATGAAGATGTGGTGCCTGGTAGTTTAAGGTCTAAAGGAAAATCATTATTAATTTTGAAAGGTGAATTTGTAGACGAAGTTGATGATTTTGAAGCTGGGCAAAGAGAAGTAAAACCTAATACAACTATCACTATTATGGATCCTAGTAATCCAGGATCAGACTCAGTAAGAACTGTTGAATATCTGGCAAATACAACTGTAGCTGTTCTTGATGCCGCGTTCGATCTTGATTTAGAAATAGCTTTACCTTACGATGTACTTCTAGCTAAAGCAGATTGGCAAACAGATTATAGAGATAAAACAGAAAATAATGCTAATAATACCCATTATTATCATCCAGGATATAGATTACGAGAATTTGCAGCAAAGTCGAATACTATTTCTACTTACACAGATCTTTATGCAAAGGCAGAGGGAGGCGCGATCACGAAAACTGGAACTGAATATAAAGACTTACCAAAACATGAAGAAGGTAGCCGTTGGGGTGTGCCGGCTGAAGGACAATTTCGAAATACAACACAATATCCATTTGGGACTATTATAGAAATAAACGGGACAGTTCCAGTATCAGCAGGTTTTGTTGCCGGTGGTGGAGTAGAAATTTTATTAGAAGAAGAAGAAGAACTTGCTGAGACTTGGAATGCTATTGGTGTATCACAAGATGATCTTTTAATTATAACTCTTCCTGAGGGAACATATACAAAATATATTGAAGAAGTTATTGATGACCAGCATATAGCAATTGATTCTGTTATTCAAACAGGTGGCGCGGATTCCAAACCTGTAGATCTTGCTTATCATGATTTGTGGGACTTTGAATTGTCTATTGGTAAATTAGCAGACAAAGCACAAGATGATAAAATACAAAATAGTAGAAATAAATTCGCAGATTATTTAACAGATATTAATGCTCAAGCAGATGAAGTTTATGATTATTTGGATAAGCTCGCTAATGAAGGCTGGTAGTATAAATAAATTGAATAAGGAAAGACTATGGCCCAAACAACATACACTGAAATAGAATATGATCCGGATACGCAACAAACAATATATTCTGATGTAGATATTTCTTTTAAAGTTCATCCGGTAACAGGTGATATTGTTAAAACAAGAAATGCCTCTGTTATAAAACAATCCATGCGTAATATTCTTCAAACAAGGGAAAATGAACGTTTAGGCCATCCCGAAATTGGTGCCGGTATTCAAGACTTATTATTTGAACCAATGAACGGGATAACAGAAACACGAGTAGTACAAAAAATTGCGGATGCATTAAGAATATTAGAACCCCGTGCTACTATAAGAGACATAATAGTAATATCAGAAGAAGATCGTAACAGATATAGAATACAGGTTATTTTTACACTGTTAGGACAAATGACTTCGGAAGAATTCGAAACTTTTTTGTATAGGTAAAGAATGGCAACAGATGTAGCTAAATTAAATGTTTCAGAACTAGATATGCCGGCTATTAAGGCTAATATGATAGCCTTTTTGAAAAGTCAAAGTGAATTTGCAAATTTTGACTTCGGTGGATCTGGACTGGATGTAATTATGGATATGCTAGCATATAATACTTATTATAATTCATTTTATTTAAATATGCTAGCAAATGAAATGTTTTTAGATACAGCTGAACTCAGAAATTCTGTTGTTCAAAAAGCAAAACAAATGGGGTATACGCCCAGATCTGTTCAAGGAACAAAAGCATTTGTTACATTGAATATTACCCCAAGCGATACTGCTACCACAATGGTTGTAGAAAAAGATAAAAGATTTTCTTCTGTTATAGATGGTAACAAATATATTTTTACGACTGCGAATTCGTATAATGCTATAATTGGAACCGATGGTAGATTCACAGTCAAAGATATACAATTAAACCAAGGTATAAGATTAACACATAAGTACGCAGTTGATTATTCCAATCATGAACAAAAATTTATTTTACCAAATCCAACTACAGATGTTACAACATTATCAGTTACAGTAAAGGCTTCCCCAACAGCTACAATAATAGATACTTATAGTAAAGTAAGTGATACTGTCCAAGTAACAGCGTTATCTAAAGTATATTTTTTGTATGAAGAATTTGATGGTAAATTTGAAATTCAATTTGGAGATAATAAAGTAGGTTTTAGACCAGCAGATGGAAGTCAAGTAATTTTGTCAGCAAATATTTCCGATGGAGATGTTACAAATATGGCATCTGCTTTTACCGCAATTGATCTAATAGGAGGGTATGGAAATGTTTCTGTAACCTCGACAACAGCAGGTTATGGTGGCGCCGCTAGAGAAACAATAGCGCAAATAAAATATGGTGCACCTAAATTATATGAAACACAAAATAGATGCGTTACCTTAAATGATTATAAACGAGTTGTGGAAAAAGAATGGGTTAATGCCGAATCCGTAACGTGTTGGGGTGGTGAAGAAAATGATCCTCCAAGATATGGACAAGCATATATTGCAGTAAAACCTAAAAGCGGATTATATTTAACCTCAAAAGATAAAGCTTCTATTAAAAATGATATTTTATTAAGAAAGAATATGGTTTCTGTTACTCCGGTAATTGTTGCTCCTGATTATCTTTATTTAAAAATTAAGACAGATGTTAGATATGATCCAAATGCAACAATTCAATCCGCACAAGAAATAGGTGAAAATATTATTAGAGTGACTTTGGGTTATAATTCAAATGAATTAGGAAAATTTGATTTAAGGTTTAGATATTCTCGATTAACTACTATAATTGATAATACTGATCCAGCTATTTTAAATAACCAAACAACAGTACTTTTATTTAAACGAGTAGTAGTAGAATTAGCACAGGCATTTAACTATGCACAAAATTTTTCAAATCAATTAAAATATCCATATGTTGGATATAAGGGTACACTAACATCTTCAAAATTTCAATATACTAATGAAGCAACCGAAGTTATAGAAAATGCTTGTACATTAGCTGATAAAGATGGAACTATACAAGTTGTAAAAGAAGCAGCCGGTGAAGTAGCTATTATTAATTCAAATGTTGGAACATTAGATTATACTACTGGTAAAATGACCTTGGTAGCATTTAAACCCATAACGGTTGAAGCTGTTGTAAATAATAATACAATTGAAGTATATGTACAAACCAACGTTTTAGATATAACTCCTATAAGAGAACAAGTTATTATTGTTGAAAAGAAAGATGTTACAGTTAATATGATTTCTGATACTTCATTACTCACCGGTGACTTTAAGATTGCAACTTCTGATGAGATTCCCGCACAAGTAGTTTATGGAGCTAATACTGCATAATGGCTGACAATAGAATATCTGAAATAATTCAAAATCAATTACCTTCTTTCTTTACTGAAGAGGGGAGTAATCTTCCTCTTTTCATGACAAAGTATTTTGAATTTTTGGAATCTTATCAAATAGAATATACTGATTTAGAATTAGATGAATATAATATTGTCCAAGAAGATGATGACTTGTCATATTATGTTGAAGGAACCGCCTTAGATCAAAGAAATTTTATTTATGACCCTTCAGACGATGCAGAATCTACCGAAGCAGGAATGAAGTTCGGACACTTTTATCCTGTTTATGGAAATAAGGGCCCGGCGCTAGCCGCCACCGATGATGGTGAAACAGTTTATGAATTAGAATTGGAAGAATTAAAAGGTCTTATATTTTATATGCCCAGAAAAGGTGGTGCAAATGGTGGTAATTACGGTATAGCAATAAAGGATCCTCCTTCATCTTCTTATACAAAATATACTGCCGCTTCTAGAGTTGTAAAAGAAGACTCCCCCGAGTCTGGATTAGCTAATACTGAAATTATAATTGAATCAGAAAGAGGAACTGATGCTACATTCGCTATTGGTGAAGTAATCGTAGGTTCCAAATCAGGATCCAAATGTTTAGTAACTGGTGTTCAAGCAAAGAATTACCCGGCAGGAAAATATTTGGAAACAGCAAATACAACTTCGCCGAAGTATAATTTAAGCCCCCATTTATTATTTGCACGACCCATTAATGGAATAGTTTTAATACATGGTGAATCTGTTAGAGGCACTTCAACTCGAGCCAAAGCGACTGTAGGAAAAACAGATAAAGACTTGTTGAGAAATCCTCTTCGTGGAGCAGCTGACATAGATTTAATGACTGATGTAGATGCTGCAGATAATTACATGTTACAACAATTTAGGGAAGACTTTTTACAAAATATTCCTTTTAGTGCGGTTGGTGATTTACGACAAGCAATTAAAACTGCAAGAAGCATTTATAGAAGTAGGGGTACAGAAGATTCTTTTCTATGGTTATGGAGAACAGTATATGGTTCCGATCAATTAAGTTTTATATATCCAAAAGAAAGATTATTAAGACCTTCTGATGGAACATGGAGTTCAGCTCAGTCAGTTAAAATTTATACAGGTACTGCCCTAAATCCTGATGATTTTAATAGTAAAGTTATTAAAGGGGAACTTTCTCAAGCTACAGCAACAATTGATAATTCTATTTCTTATGTTGAAGGATCGACCGCGGTAACAGAATTATATTTGACAGATTATGTTAAAGGATATGATGCTCGTTTTGATATATATTCTGATTTTCAACCTGGTGAAATAATAGCCACACTTGACGCATATGTTGACGTTACTGCATCAACTATAGACGAACTTATGGGTAGTGATAATTCTTCTGATGTTGTTAAAGCAATGACATTTCCGGAGGCTTCTTCAAGAGGAACTTGTATTGCGGTTATTGGTGAAATTGATATTGTAAGTAATGGTACAGCTTATAAAGTTAACGATGAACTTGTAATTACAGGCGGAGCCGGAAAAGGTGCTGTCGCACGTGTAAATGCAACTGCTAATGGCGCCATTGATGAAATTATCGTTGATGATGGTGGTAATGGCTATATGGGTGGTGAGATGTTGATAGTTAATAGTGCCGGAACTTTAGGGACTAATCACACCGGTGCTATTCGTGGAGTTCTTGAAACAGGAAAATTTAGAACTTCAAATTCGGTAATTAATAAAGTAATTTCAACTGCTGGTGGCGGATTATCTTCTTCCGCAATTTCTTTAAATGCATTTTCATTTTCTGTTGATGATCCCGGCGATGTAAGATACCCTGAAAATATTAATACCCATTTTAGTTCAAGTAATACAACTACTTGGGTAGCTGAAGTAATAAATCAAGATACAGAAGACGGCGGCGCAAATATCTTACTTGAAGAAGGTGATGGTAGGATTATATTTAATGGTACAGATGCAGATAATCCAGGAAATTATGTAGACGCTGGTGATAATATTCTTTTAGCTACAAAGAATTTTGAAGATGATATTCAACCAGGGTTTTACATATATGATTCTAAAACAGGAACCAAGGCAACGATTGCCGGGCCCTCAATAAACTCTTCATGTTTTGTTTATGTAATAGAAAGTGACATATCAGCAAATTTTGTTCAAAATAGTTATGGAGATTTATATTATAGTGCAAATACCACAGCAGTTCCTGGTAAATCAAGTATGTTTCAAGTCTCTTCAATTAAACCAGCTAGCTATTATGAAATAGAAGGAAATCAATTAGGGGATAATACTTATTCCATTGATAGTTATTACGGAGCAACAGAATATACTTTTACACCATTCGGTGCTATTTCTAATGTGCAAGTTATAACTACTGGTATTGATTATATAAAGGGGCCATCATATGAAGCATCTAATCAAACTATTTTAGGAAAAAAATCATATGAATTTGAAGACCCAATTACAGGAAAAAATACTGCAGCATTAGCATATTTAAATTTTAGTGAAGATATTGGTTTAGCAGGGGGAAAATTTAAATTTGGTGAATATATTATAGGCCAATCTTCAGGTAAAAAAGTACAAGTAATACAACCAATTGTTAATTCTACTGCAAATTCTACTTTTAGTACAATGAAGGTAAAAGAAGTAGATACACAATTTTCTCTTGAAGATGAAAATGTTCTTTTAAATAGCATTGGAACATTTGAAAATAATACATCTGGACTTTATTCTTTTTCAACTAAACGAGCAGGGATACCTGTAGGAGGCGCGGTTACAATAGTAACAAATGGTAATGCATCTTGGGCGAATTCAGCACTTGATACAGGTAATAATGCTCTTTCTATTGAATCTTCAAATACAATATATGGTTCATATAGCGGTAAAATTGCTGTTAATGATCAATTAGAAACATATGTTGGACTTAAAGGTTTAAATAATAACACAGGTGAGGCTTATGAAGGTTTATTAAAACCAGGTGATCAATATATTGGAAGAGTAAGTTTTAGAGCTAGCAAGGTTTTAAATAATGTTATTTTAAAATATGGTAGTGCGGCTGTAGATGTAAATTTTGAATCTAGCGGTCCAACAGTAGGCCTAACACAAATAAAAATTTATAAAGATGTTGCTACTACTAATAAAGACCAAGTTTATACATATGAAGGTAAATTTACTGTTCATCCTACTGATTCATATCATTCATTATTTTTATATGTTAATACAACAATTTCTACTACATATGATTTGCATGTGGATAAAATGGAAATTGTTGATATTACATCACGTGGAAAAATTGAATACGAAGGATTTAATACTGCAGATGAACCAGAAAAATTTATGATACTGGAACCGCAGACTGATTTTACTGCTGGGGAAAAGGTGATATCACTTTCCGGAACAAGAACGGCTAATCTTGCATCATCAAATGTTAAGTCATATGAATCAGTTGCAAATTATGGTAATAATGCTGTATTAAAATCTGGGGCCTTAAAAACTGGTGCTATTAAATCTCTTGTAATTTCACAAGCAGGCATAAACTATACTACTATTCCTATAGTTACTGCACCTACAGGTGATAATAACGCGACTTTTTCTGCTAAACGAACTACTATAACTAATTATCCCGGTACATTTAAATCCAAATTGGGAATGATCAGCGATATTATTAGAATACAAGATTCTTATTATTATCAAGATTTTTCATATGTTTTAAGATCTGATATTCAAATTAGTGAATTTAGAGATATGGTAAGATCTTTTGTTCACCCTGCTGGATGGAACGTATTTGGAGAAATAGGCATTGAATTTATTATAGGCATGACCATTGAAGCAGAATCTGTAACAAATAAGATTTTGGAGTTGTTTATTGATAGAACGCCATCATATGTTGCGAAATATGGGCCAATTGATAAAGATATGAGAATGGGATATAATCGAACCATGATGCCACATGATAGTGTGGATGGGTTAATTAATTTCGATGTGTCAATCTTACATAATTATCATATTGAATTTTTGGATCCGCGAACAATAGGATTTGGAGTTACAACAGACGATAAAAAGTTTGCATTTCACCTTGGACGAAGCGATTCAACTGCTTGGTTAAATGGTCAAGGGTGGGATTATGAAAAGTACTTCCGCGGAACGCTCAATAATGCTCCAGATGCTGGACAACATGACCCAAATGCTCCATATACTGGACTGGAATCAGGAAGAGTAGAAATACCTCACCATTTCCCAGAACATGATATGGCAATTCTTAATACTAGTGAAAAAATCGCTCCATGGTATCCAAATGTAATCGCAGAATATGTAAGGCCGGGACACTTTGAAGGAAATGAATGTACAGGCCACAGCGCATTTGGCGGAGTTTCCGAATGGGGTAAGTCAACTCACTATAATACAGAAAATAGATGGGGCCCACTGCATACGGCAAGTGCCGCGGGTGCAACCGCAGGAGCACAAAGACCACCAGATACTGCGTGGGGAATGGGAAGTAATCCGAATGCACGTAAAGGAGGCACAGATTATTGGTTAGAGATAGGTATATTAGGTAAGTATCGTTCGCCAGATGGCCAATTTGTAATGCCTACAATTTCAACATATGTAACTTATGGTCAAGAAGAAATTGAATTAATTGGTGATGCTACTATTTCGGTAATTTCGTGGAAAGAACCTACTTTACCTATAAGAATGGCAACTGCCTCATTACCAAACTTAACAGGCGTTACAACATATATTGATGCAGAAATGTTTCTGCCAATAGAAATGTTTAACCAAAGAGTTATTTCAAGAGCTGTAATAGAATATCCGAATTCTGCATCACGGGAAATAACAGTAACAGTTGCAAGTACTGATTTTCTTTTTGATGGTGTAAATATTAATAATAGTGCATGGACAAGAAACCTTATTAAAGGTGTTACATATCGTTTTTGGCAAGAAGATAGTTCAAATTCCGGGCATCCATTAAGATTTGCTAGTGTGCTTGATGGGGACCATAATGCAAGTTGGGTATCAAGTATGGAATTTCCTTCCACCGCTGTGGGCACTCCTGGTGTTGGTGGATCATATGTAGATTTTAAAATTCCAGATTATATCGTTAAAACTTACGAATATTCAACAGGGACAGGAGTTGCAGAAGATGTGTTATTTGCATATTGTGATAATCATTCTGATATGGCCGGCCCAATAAAAACGGAAGATAAAGTAGTAGTTCGCGATACTGATTTAATGCAAGTTCGAACACCTGCAGTTGTAAATACACCAGATACCGATGTAACAGGAACTTATAGACAGCGAACCTTTGAATATGGACAATCTTATGCAAGACCTAAAGATAAAAGGCTAAATAATCCACTACGGACAGATAATTTATTTGAAGTAGCAGTTGCAAAAGTATGGGCTGGACAAGTTGTAGGATTGAGAACAGATGGAACAATACAACAAGTTTATCAAACAGCAAGTGTTTGTTTTCCAAGAATTAATTATGTTCATTCATTGTTAGGGATAGTGGAACAAGATGGAGCGGTTGGTGAATTTGTTGAAGTTAGAGATACAGATTCTATATCGGAAAGAGTTTATGATTTAAGTCCTGGAGAAGAATACTATCCTAACTACAGTGCTAGTCCAGACGAAGGAATAGAAAGATGGATTACTGCTACGGCCCGTACAATAACTTCTGCAGATAGTTTGGACAGAATTAAATTAGGACGTGCTTCAACTCAAAATCAATTAGAATTGTCTTTTCCACAATGGAAATTACATGTTTATCAGGCTCATGAAGATTTGGTTCAAGGAAATGTAGTAGGTTTGATGTCTAATGGAAAAGTTCAAAAAGTATTTTGTGAAGTAAATGGTACAGCTAAACCACAACTAGATAGTGTCCATTCCTTACTTGGTGTTGTAAAAGAAGATTGTTTGTCGGGTAATTGGGCAGAAGTAGTAACAAAACACCAAACACTTGAAATGGCAACTTTCTTCCAAGGTACAGAAACATCTTTTACATGGGCAACTAATACAACACTTTATGTTGATTATAGAGATGCTTCTGTAAAATTAAATGTGGCTTATAGTAATCATCCACTTAATATAATTGGAAAAACACTTGGCGGACAACAAGGGACAGAGCAAACATTATTAATAACAGCGAATACACCTGTTCATGGCACATATTCGCCAACTTGGGATAAAGTCAAGTACAGCTGGCCATGGAGAACATATTGTCCAGTTTCAACAGTTCCGCGCGTTGGTGATATGTACGAATATGACGAAGTTGGAGAATACGCGGGCCTAGGCTTAGGACTAACCCTCTTACAGAATCCGACACCGGTAGAAAATATTGTTTCCGGGTCGACTATACTATTTGATGATATAAATATTATATTAGAAGAAGAAGACGGAATGCTTCTCGAAGATGGTGATGAATTGTTAGTGGAAGACGGTACAAGCACCGCAGCATCCACTATGGGTAAGTTGAAAATCGAGAATGATTTTCTCTTATACGAAGACCTTATAAATACTGGTAGTAATTATAAACGAATGAATATTTACAGTAAATTTGACGCTAAATACATTGTGGGCAATTATACATCACAAACGTTTAACGTTCACGAGCGAGCCAATAAATACTTCCCGGAAGGACGAATTGATGGCGTTGCTCAACATGTAGTTTTAGAGTAATTAATTAATAAAGAATTGGAGTTATCGAAATGCCGGCTTTAGTAACAAATAAATTTAGAATGTTCAATGCAAAGCAGTTCCGGGAGTCTTTTGACGAAGACAGCGGAATGACTACTTTTGCGAACACAGTCGCGGGCGATACATACTTAGAATCTAATATGTATCTTTTTATCGGTGGTGTCCAGAACTGGGCTAATGTAGCAGGAGCCGCGGCGGCAGATACAGACACAGTACCTCCTACACCCACCGATTCTGTTTCAAATACTTATTATAATCATTGGAAAGATATGATTGCAGCTAAAAAAGTTGTATCTACTGATGTAACACATTGTATTCCTAGATATAATTGGGCAAACAACACATCGTATTTCGCTTATAATAATACTGAAAATACTATGCTTGCAAATTCTTTTTATGTCCTGACAGATGAATATAATGTTTATAAGTGTTTAGCAAACAATAATAGTGGTGGTAATAGTTTAGCAAAACCAATTGGTCAAGCAACAACTATTGTTACCCCAGGTTCTGATGGTTATAAATGGAAATATATGTTTACAATTTCTGCAGCATCAGCTCTGAAATTTGTAACAACCAACTATATTCCAGTACAACAAGTACGTTATCAAAATACTATTATGGCTTCGGCCACACAGGAAAACACCTTACAGAGAGCTGTTGAGAACGGAGCTGTAGATGGTGCAATTAATATCTATAGAAAAACAGCTAATGGCACCGTTGGTGGAGCAGAATATTTAATTTTTGAAACAAACACATTAGATAATGGTTTTGGAAGTGCATATTCACATACGACTACTTCTGTCCGTATTCACAGTACCGCTAGTGCTGCAGATAATATCTATATTGGTTCAGATATTTTCTTTACATCCGGCAACGCTGAAGGACAAGGCGGAACTATTACAGATTATGTTGGTTCTACAAAAGTTATTACTTTCGCACCTGCTGTTTCGTCTGCGGCTGCACAAAGTGATAGTTTTCAAATCGCGCCTAGATTACAAATCTTAGGTGACGGTGCTTCTGCGAATTGTAGAGCAAATGGTACCAATACTTCAGGTTTAACTGATGTTGTAACAATAGCCGCGGGTTCAGGATACACAAACGCTGTTGTTAATGTTTTAGCAAATACTTCTTGGAACACAGATGACGCAACAGTTCAGGCTGTTATCGAACCAAAAGGTGGACATGGATTTGATTCAACTGAAGAATTAGGTGGTTATAATGTTATGGTTAATGTAAGACTTGAAAATGACGAGTCTGGTGAATTTACCGTTGCCAATGACTTCAGAAAAATTGGTTTAATTTCACATCCAAATGCTGCTAATACTCAAAATGATATTGATCTTGGGACACCAGCGACAATTTCATTGGCTGACCAAGCACTTAGAGTTACAGTACAATCCTTTTCTGGATCGGCATATGCTGCTGATCAACTGGTAACAGGCTCAGTATCAGGTGCAACTGGAAGAGTGGTTGATTGGACTTCAGGTACAAGTAAGTTGAGAATGTCTCAAGTTACTAAAGGTTCAAATGCTTCGAATGGTTGGGACGCAACACCAGGTTCTTTTCAAGGTAACGAAGCTTTAACTGTAGTCGGCGGTGCAACTACTTCTAATACAAGTGCTATTGAAGGACCTGACTTAAAACAATATACTGGTGATATTTTATATGTTGAAAATAGATCACCAATTTCAAGAGCGAGTGACCAAATTGAAGATGTTAAGTTGATAATTAACTTCTAATAATTTAACTGAAAGAGATATAAGTGTCAGGCGTAAAAACAAATTTTAATATTGCACCATACTATGATGATTTTGATAAGGATAAAAACTTTCATAGAATTTTATTTAGACCTGGTTTTGCTGTTCAAGCAAGAGAACTTACTCAAATGCAAACTATTTTGCAGGAGCAAGTTACCAGGTTTGGTGATCATATCTTCAAAGAAGGCAGTAAAGTTTTCGGCGGAGATGTAACACTCAATACACAAGTTAATTCTTTAAAGTTAGAATCCGCATTTGATAGCGCCACTGTTACGGTAAATTCATTTGCAGGAAAAACCATCACAGGTGGAACATCGGGGGCAAAGGGTTTAGTTATTCAAGCCGAAGGTGTTACTGTAACAGATCAACCCACATTAATTTTTTCTAAATTGGGTGGGGGAAATTTTCTAGATGGTGAAACAATTGCCACTTTAGAAACAACACCAATACAAGCTAATACAGTCAGTTTAAGTGGGGCTTCTGGTGTAGCATATGCTCAAAATACAGCTTCTCTTGCAAGCATTACAGAAGGATGCTTTTATGTAAGTGGGTATTTTGTTATAGTTCTTGCGCAAACTGTTGCTTTAGATAAGTATAGTAATTTCCCAACCAAAAGAATTGGATTAACAGTAGCAGAATCTATTGTTCAAACAGATGATGACTCGTCTATTTTAGATAATGCACAGGGTACTGCTAATTATGCTGCACCTGGTGCTGACAGATTTAAAATGCTTTTGACGTTATCATCTCTAGATATTGTAACTCAAGTAGTTGCCACAGATGGAACTATTACAAAGACTTCTAGTACTATTACAGAATTTGCTGGGGAAAAATTTATAGAATTAGTTAGGATGGAAGATGGTGTAAAGGTTTCCGAAACTAAATTCCCAATGTATGGTGAACTTGAAAAAACATTAGCACGGAGAACATATGATGAGTCGGGTTCGTATACAGTACGGCCATTTGGAATTCAATTAAAATCTCATAAAAAAGGTAATACTGCTTTACTTTCAGTAGGATTAGAAGCAGGAAAAGCATATGTAAAAGGTTATGAATATGAAAGTATTGCAACACAATATATTGATGTAGAAAGAGGTCGTGATACTGCAAATGTATCAGATTATATTATTGCATCAGATTATGGTAATTCCTTATATCTTAAAAATGTTTTAGGTGCTTTTGATATATCTAAACATGAACTTGTAGATTTGCATTGTTGTCCTTCCGCGTCTGTTAATGCTATGAGCAACGATACTAATGCATTAACAAAATACAATCAAACGAGAATGGGAACAGCTAGAGTAAGATCGTTTGATTGGGAACAAGCAGATTTATCTTCATCTAATACTTCACATTATCATTCTGTATATTCTTCACGAATATATGATATACGTTTAGATCAAACCATCACTGGAGAGGTGTCTGGTGAAGGTGATGACTTAACAACTATAGGTGTGCCGGCTACTATTACATCTTATGCAAATAATGCATATAAGGGTGCTACATTAACTGTTAATACCACAAACGGCTCTACTGTTTCAAGTGATACAGTTACTGTTGCGGAATATATTGCTATAGGTTCACAACATACCATTAAAGCCAATACTGCTCTATCGCAAAAGGTATTATCAAATTCATCATTTTCTATTTCTTTTAAATTTCAAGATTTAGGATCATTAATTGTAAAACATTCAGCTGTTGATCAATTAAATGCCGCTAATACTACCCATGTTGTAAAAACAACACGAGCAGATATTGATAAGTTATCAAAATTTAATAATGATCCTGAGGGAACAGCTCTATTATCTGGGGTAAGTAAAAATACACTATTATTTCAATTACCATTTTCACCTTTGGCCACTATACCTGATGGGCTTACTTATACATTTAAAACAGTTCAAGTAGTTTCTGTACCGATTGCAGGCACGACTACTGTATCAACTAGTGCAGGTACCTTTATAGGATCTGGAGCACAACCAGCATCAACAGCAAAAGAATTATATACAATAACCATAAAAACAATTGATGACGCGTCTAATCCACCTATTGATAATGTATCAGGTGATGAATTAACCGCAGGTCAGATATTAAATTTTGATAATGCTACAGGTAGAACAGCAACTATTGATAGTGCTACTCAAACAACAGTAAATTTAAATTCAAAGAATGGAGCATATCAAGTTGAAGTAACTTCAACTATTAGAACAGCAAATGCTTCACCAAGATCTAAAACATTAACAGTTGGAAATACAACCAGCTTGTCTTCTAATTCAGATATATCTAAAGGACAAGTACATTTTGCTACTCCTAATAAAGTTGCCGGGAAAAAAGATAATTTAATGATTTCTGATGTTGTTAATTTGGCATATATAATTGATTCCGGAGATCCTGCAGCACCCGTAAGTTCAGCAATGTTAACTGCACTTAGAGATGTGACTTCAACAACTGCTAAAGATATTACTAGTAATTATGATTTAGATAACGGACAACGAGATAATTATTATGATTGGTCTTCCATTACATTAAAACCTGGAAGTGCTTCTCCCACAGGACAAATATTAGCAATTGTTGATCATTTTAGTAATCCGGCTCTGACACCTCCAATTCAAGATGCTACCGCAGGCTACTTTTCAATTGCATCATATGCTGACGTAAGTTCAAATACCGGATATCATTATGGATTAGATGGTGTTAAGAGAAAAGGGTTTAACTTTTCTGCTATTCCAAAATATACAAGTCCCACAACTGGCCAAGAAATACAATTAAGGGATTGTATAGATTTTAGACCTACACGTTATTCAGCGAATAACGATAAAGGTTCTAACACGACAAATGATATAACATCTAATAACGAAGCAATTCCATCTTCGCAGTTAGGTTCTGCTGGCGGAACACCGGATCCGGAATATACATTACAATTTAACACACAATATTATTTGGGTCGTAAAGATAAATTAGTTTTATCTAAAGATAAGAAATTTAAAGTACTTAAAGGAATCCCGGCATTAGAACCAATTTCACCTCCGGATGATGATGATTCCATGACATTGTATACGTTAACTATTCCTCCATATACTTTTAGTACGGATGATGTTAAAACAAAGTATATTGACAATAGACGTTATACAATGAGAGATATTGGTAAATTAGAAAAAAGAATCGAAAATTTAGAATATTATACTGCATTATCAATGTTGGAATCTTCTACCGTTTCTTCTTCTATTTCTGGCGGATCAACACAAGATTCACTTTTCAATCCTGCCGGCGATAGATTTAAAAATGGAATTTTAGTAGATGGATTTAAAGGACATTCAGTTGGTGATGTAATTAATAATGATTATAGATGTTCAATTGATATAGAAAGAAATGAATTAAGAGCTCCGTTTAAAACAGATAATTATTCTTTTCATATGACAGACGGATCTAGTAATAATGTTTCTTGGCATTTACCTGGGAAAGAATTAGTAACATTGCCTTTTACATCTGCTAATTTGGTTAATCAACCTTTAGCAAGTACTTATAAAGCAATTAATCCATTTGCCTTGGCTCAATTTTCTGGTGCTGTTAAAACATATCCGGATTCTGATTTATGGTTTGATACTAATACAAGACCTGAAGTATTAGTTAATATAGAAGGTGTAAATGATAACTGGCAATTTGGTGCATATAGGGGTGGTCATGGATCACAGTGGGATAACTGGACCAAGAATTGGCATGGTGAACAAATCAATCCAGAACCAGAAATAAGTGTTAAAGATGCCGGTTCTACTTCTAGCGGAATAAGAAAAGCAAATCTTATTTCACAAGGACAAACACGAAAAGGTATAACTTCAAAAAATATTCCAGATTCAATTAAAAGATCACTTGGTAATAAGGTTACAGATATTTCTATGACTTTCTGGATGAAGGCTCATGAGCTTAATTCACAATATGCTCCAGATGATCAAAGAATTTATTTTGTAGCTAAGGGATTAAAGCCTGCAACAAATGTTTACATATTTTTTGATGGTGATAATGTAACAGCTAATGTTTATCCAATGCCTTTTGTAACACTTAATGGTGTTACAATAACAGATCATTTAAAATTAGGTGAAACAATATCTGAAGGTTCAAACGTTGCACAAATTATATTACCAAAATTAACTACTTCAGGTGGAACCGCGACAGCATATATTAAAGTAATTAAAGCAGTAGATCAAAATGGTGACAATGCCGATATAGATCAAAGTTTTTCACCAGGGTCAACAACTATTCTTACTTCAAATAGTGGAGTATCAGGGGTTATATCAAATAGAACTGTTCCAACAAAAGGTCAAGCAGATTATATGGCTACGAATCAAGCCGGGGAATTTGCGGGTATTCTTTCTTTGCCAGGTAGTGCTCATAAGTCAGGTGAAAGATTATTAAGGGTTACAGATCATGCATCTGATGTAGTTGCAAGTTCTACTATGGCCGCAGAATGTACTTTTCATGTAAGAGGAATGGTAGATGGTAGAGAACCTTCTTCAGTTTCAACAAGGCCGTCTACTTCACGAAGAGAAGATGTAACTAATGAAAATGTAATATCTAGCCCTATTAATAGAGTTGAAGGATCATCAGGATGGATGGATCCCATGACTCAGACATTTTTAGTTAATAAGAGTAATTTTCCAGAAGGGGCTTTTATTAAATCGGTAGATTTATGGTTTAGACAAAAAGCAACTGCTAATAGCTCGACACCGCAATTAACTGTAACACTACAAATTAGACCAATGATTAATGGTTATCCAAGTTCCGGCATCATTATTCCAAATGCAGAAGTTGCGATGAGACCTGAAGAAATTAATACTGTTTTAACTGCTCCGGATTCGGCAAATGCATCTCATTATACTACATTTGAATTTCCAGCGCCAATATATTTACCAGGCGATGAGTATGGATTAGTTATTATTTCAAATAGTTCTGAATATCAGTTATGGACAGCAATACAAGGATTGAGTCCATTGAGCACGACATCGATTAGTCCCAATATCAGAATACCGAAACAACCAAATATTGAAACATTATATTTACCAACTAATGCAGGAATGCCACAGTCATCTCCAGGCGAATCGTTAATGATGAGAGTTAATAGATGTCATTTTACAACAATAAATGAAGGTAATATAATCTTGATGTCTAATTCATCTAGTCAATCAGCAGCCACAACTAATGTTTATTCTGATGCTTATAAATTTAATTCATCATTAATGCAATTTGATAGTTCAACAGTTGGTTTTGCATATAAGACTACTAATACGGCTGGAGGATATTCATCAACAAATTATGTGACGGGTGAAAGAGATAAAAATGTTTATCTTGATGAACGAATGATAATGAAAGCCAATACAGCAAATTGTTTTAGTGCTCATATTACAATTCGTTCTACTTCAAAATTTGTTTCTCCGATGATTGATCTTTCAAGATTTAGTTTAACAACCATTGAAAATGATGTTGATAACGCCGCCATTGCAAATGCACAGGTATATATAGTTAATGCAGGGTCAAGTTATACATCTTCAGCGGTTGCGACTATTTCTGGGGGGAATGGTACAGGCGCCACAATGTCTTTATCAGTTGCCGCAGGATTAATTACTGGAACAACAATTACTGATGGAGGGTCTGGATATACAGCAACCCCAACAGTAGTAATAACAGATTCGGGACACACCGGCAGTAACTACGCAAATGTTGTTATTAGTAGTGAATTAGATCCACAAGGTGGCCCTATTAACGCTAAATATATTACAAGAAAAGTTAATCTTGAAGATGGTTTTGAAGCAGAAGATATAAAAGTTGTTATCAGTGCTTATAAACCAGAAACTGCAAAAATACACGTATATGCAAAAGTATTAAGTCCAGATGACCCATCATCATTTGATGATAGAGATTATATACAATTAACACAAGAAACGGCTGCTTCTGTTCATTCTTTGAACGAAGAAGATTATAAAGAGTTTACATATAAATCTCCTGGGGATTCAATTGATTATATAGATGAAAGCGGAACTAATTATAAGAAATTTAAAACATTTTCAATTAAGTTATGTTTACTTTCTTCTAGTACATTAAAAGTTCCTAAAGTGAAAGATTTAAGAGCAATAGCATTGGATGAGTAAAGTACAAACCGAAGATCCACGTTTTGTTAGGGACATACATTCAAAGGCACTTTTAGCCACTGATAAAGAAGCCCTAAATAGACATAGATTATCACGTCAGGCCTCACAAAAATTTACTAAAGAAATGGATGTGCATAGGGCAGAATTTAATAGATTAAAAACTACTGTGGATAATATAGAAAAATTATTAATGAAAGTTTTAGAAAAGGATAAAGATGGCAGCTAATGTAGCGTTATCAGATACGTTTGATTTATGGAGAACGCGTTCAAATCAGCTTTTGATGTACACACAAACCGCGGGTGGAAAAGACGTATTGCACGTTTCTAATACTACCAATTCAACATCTAATACAACAGGTGCTCTTACTTCAAATGGTGGTTTAGGAATTCAGTCTTCAGCTGTTATAGGCGGAAGTGTTCTTATTCATACAAATTTGAATGTTAATGGAGACACAAGTTTAAGTGGACACACTGATATTGGTGATGCCGCGGCCGACACGTTGTCTATTTTAGCAAGAGTAGATACAGATACTATTCCATATACAAATGGCGATAAGAATTTTGGTAATTCTACATATCGTTGGGGAACTGTCCATGTAAGTGGAATTGTAGGTTCTAATTCCTCCGCTTCTTTACTTGTTCCAGTAGGAACAAGTGCTGAACGTTCGGGGACAACAGGAGCAATTAGATGGAATACAACTTTAAGCAGATTTGAAGGAAATACAGGAACTTCTTTTTTCCCCTTAGCAGAACCTGCTGACCAAGATGGCGATACAAAAATTCAAACAGATAATGCGAGTGATGAAGATATAATTAGATTTTTTACTGGTAACTCTTCAACACAATCAACTGAAAGAGTTAATATTGGAACCTCCGGAAATGTTTCAATCGGAACAGGTGCGACTACCGGAGATGCCATGCTACACGTGCAGGTACAGCTAACGTCACCGGCACAGTAAACTTCACAAATAGGACCAATTTAAAGGGTAATACGCACGTTACAGGAGGCGCCTGGGCAAACGTTTCTGTATCTGATTATGTAAACTTTGCAACAGAATCTATGACATTAGATGCCAATACAGTTATTTTGACGGGTAATCTAGTTGTACAGGGAACCAGAACATATAATGATACAACCATAATGGTTTCCGAAGACAAAACAATGGTCTTTGGTCTAGCAAGTAATGTTTATAGTGATTCAGATGCCAGTTCTGGTACAATTACCTCACAGAGAAATAATTCAACTGAGACACATGGATTATCTGTTTCGGATAAAGTTTTTATTACAAATGCTGGGACTTCAGGTATAACAGCAGAAGCAGTATATGTAGTCGCTACAGTACCATCAACAACTACCTTTACTTTAACAGGGTTTTCTGGAACAGGTACATTAGATTTCGCAAAGGCTCATACGGATGCAACAGCATCAGGTGGGGGTATAATTTTACCCGGTGCAACTGTACACAGTATATTATATAATAGTACAGTTGGGAAATGGGTTGCTTCCGATGGATTAAAGAGTAATGGTGCCGCACATTTTACAAGTACAGTAGATATGGATGGTGATTTAGATATTGATGCAAATATCGTCCACGATGGTACAGTTACGCATGCGGGAGCATTTAAAACAACTGCCGGGGGTTCTGCTGCAGCAAATTATATATTAAGAAGTGGCGACACGGCTGGTACTAGTACGTGGGTGGCTTTTGGAATATATAATTCAGCCGGTACAAGACTTGGACCATAATTATAAAGACGATGAAAACAAATGGCATCACCGTTAAAGGTAATAAATTCTGGGACTGCTCTCAAAGAGATGACCAGTGCAGAAATAGACAGTATGATTGTCCCTCTTGTTTTGCAGGAGTTCGCATCTAATCAGACGTATAATGTACGCGGGAATGCAACTGCATATGCAAATAATTCTGGCAATGCTGGCACTCTCGATAATAGGCTTCGTAATGATGATGTAGGTGAGCATCCTATTTCTGCAGTCAATTTTTCTACAACAACATGGTCTATTCAGCAAGAACAATCTAATGCTGCCGGTTTAACTAATGTAATTTATCCCACCAAATGGATTACTTCTGGTGGTAAATTACAACAAATGAATACTTCTGATTTACAAACTACCATTTTAGCTAGAGTTGCCACTCATTGGAAATCAACTACTTATCCTGTTGGTGGATATTATTTTGGAACTGCAGCTCCCGATTCAGATACATGGATTTATTGCGGGGATGTTTTAGCAGAAACTTATAGACAAGCCGGAGCCGATAGTTCAACTGATTTTAAGTTATGGAGAAAAACAGCCCCAAATGCTACCTCAGGTTCAAGACCGGTTTTTAATAGAACTGGCAATGATGGTGTTCAAGAAATGTCTGATGCTGAGATTAAAACATTAGCCGCAGAATGGAGAAATTATCTATTTAATGTTGAATCTATTGGCCATTATCAAATAGTATCAGGCTCCTCTGCACCTGGAACCGGTACATGGACCCAAGTAGGTGGATATACAGATTATTTAACAGATACAGGTGATGTAATATATTCTCAAGGATATGAAGGAATATATTCAGCTGGATATGAAGGAACATATTCCAATCAATATGAAGGATTATATTCAGGACAATTTGCGGGGATTTATTCAGGACAATTTACTGGCATATATTCGGGACAATTTACGGGATTATATTCACGTGGTTTTGAAGGATTTTATTCTCAAGGTTATTCTGGTGGATATCAAGGTGGTTATCAAGGTGGATATGTAGGTGCATATATCGGACCGTTTATGGGTGATTACCGCGGTGATTATGAAGGGTCTTACATACATACTTATGGGTCCGGTGGCGAATCACCTAATCCTCGAGGTTCATCTGAAGGTCCTGCATACACCGGTACTTATTCCGGGACATATTCAGGAATTTATTCAGGTACATTTGAAGGAATATTTTCGGGCACATATTCTGGGATTTATTCAGGACAGTATTGAAACCAATATGCAGGTTTTTATTCCAATCAATATGAAGGGATCTATTCTCAAGGGTATCAAGGAATATATTCACAAGGGTTTGAAGGATTTTATTCACAAGGGTTTGAAGGATTTTATAGTATGTTTTATCTTGGAATTTATAGTAATCAATACACCGGAATTTATTCTAATCAATATACAGGATTAACAGTGTTAGCTTCATTGGGTTCTCAAGCGTATACATTCTGGAAGAGGATTGCGTAATGGCAGCTGATGGAAAATTAGTAAGAATATATCCACTGGGTAGTAACACAGAATTAGCCGCAACAGAAAGTGGAAAATTATATATAGGGTCGGTAACTGAAACCGGTTCAGGTGCTTCTGCTAATATTGGTAAAATTACAACTATTACATCTACACCAGGAGCCGGAGTATATGATGATGTATTTGCTGCCGGCGATTATCTTGTTATTAGGCATCAACAATATGGAATGTTGGGTGTTGGACAATGGATTAAAGTTGAATCCGTTGCAAGTACCGGTGCATCTACAGTATTAACATTAGAAGATAACACAGCTGAATTTTATAGTCATTTAAATTCTTCCGGAGCAGATTATACCGGGCAAACTAGTGTTGGAATTACATTTGAAAAGGTAATGGGTTGGGGTGTTAGATCTTTTACCCAGGATCAAGTAGATGATTCTATAGTTCCAGAAATTATGAATCGGTGGGGAAGTTATACAAAAGGAACCGCCTCACATGATGATTGGAAAGGGCATATAAAACCCCTAGCTGGTACATCTAATACAGCTAATTATAATTTGTTAGGAACTGTTGGTGAAAGATATAGAAGCCCAGATGTTGTTGGTGATCACCCTGTTGCAAATAATATAACCACAACCAGTTTTTCATTAGAACAATGTGCTGGCACAAAGCCTTTTAATGGTGCA